GATTACCAAGGTAGAAGTCTATATCTTTTCTAGCTTCAGTATCCCAATCAGAACGAGCATCACGCCATTGACGATATAGCTCTTCGTTTTGTTTTGCTCTTGGGTCTTGATCCATTAAATCTCTATTCCAAGATTAAAAGGACTTGAAGGCATAAATCTTGAAGTGTCTGGTAAGCTTTCAATTCTTTCTGCACCCTGCTTTAATAAAGAATCTAATCTAATTCTTTCCAATGTATTTTGTGCTTTATCTCTAATAAGCTCTTCGTTTTCCATTTCTAACTCATTTCTTAATGATCTCATGTAATCACCAGACTCTCCCCAATTTCCAGTTGCTGGATTTTGATTAGGTCTTTGATCAAAAGGTACGAAAGGGTTAGCTTGTGGTTGTTGAGCTTGTAAAGATTGTAAGTACTGCTGCATCATAGCATCTTCTTGAACTGCACCACCTTCTTGATAGCCCATCATTTCTTCTGGAAGATTAGATATTTCCCTTACTCCTCTTATTTTTGAAATAAGGTTTTTTATACTAGGAGCAAGTCCACCAGAATGTGTTGTTGGATATTGATACAACTTTCCATCTATTTCAGAAACTTGCATCTCTTTACCTTTAGATCCAAGCCCAACACCTTTTGCACCTTGATAATCATAAAGAATGTTTCCAGAATTAGGGTCTATAGCTTTAATTAAATTATAATTAAACTCATCAGCTTCATTACCTTTTGCTTCTTGCATATCATAAAGTACAGACTGTATAGTACTATAATCATCATTTTCTAATGCATTATTAACTATATCAGACACACTACCACCTTCTTGATAGCCATACTTCTTTTTCTTCTTAGCCATACCACCTTTCATCATACCAATTAATCCACCATTCTCAAATACATCAAGAACTGGCTGATCTCTGTAATTTAAAAAACTTTTTGGATTTTGCATTTCATATCGTTCACCAGTTGCACTTGTATCATAGTCACCGTAAAAAGGATTTCCTTTTTGGCGTTTATTATAAAGCTTTTCATTAAAACTTTCATCTAAGGCTTTACTAGCAACAGGTCTTCTGATAATTTCTCTTAACAGTTCCTCAAATTCTTTAGAAGCTTTAGTATAATCTTTTAATGGTTGATCAAAATTTCCTACAATAGGTTTACCCCTATTAGCTTGATAAATCATTTGCCCCATTTGCCTATTACTAGTAAGTGCTGATCTTTGTAACTTTACATCCGCTTTTTTTAATTTTTTATATAGTTCCCTATCTACATCTTCACCTTCGTTAAAATCACCTTCTGGGTCTACTCTTTTAGCCCACTCTTCAATAGCACTTAACGGTTCTCCTAAACCTTCGTAACGAGCTTTACTAAAAGGCTCTAATGCTTTTCTGTAAATATTGGTTTCATCTGTGTATTTAAGTTGATTTTCTAAAAATGGTCTAAGTCTATTTACCCTACTATATTTATCATATGGATCTTCATTTAATTCATACTCTACATTAACAAATTCAGGATTAAATTGAGTGGGCTCTTCTCTTCTTAATGCCATTTCTGGAAATGCTTGTCCACCTTCTTGCATACCTAATAAACTTTGAAGAAAATTACTTTTTGGTTTAGGATACTCCCATGAATCAGAAGTAGAGTAATCAGTTGTTGCACCCTCAGGTGTAACTGTTATAGGGTCTAACATAGGAATCCCATCAAGTAGTTTCTGATATCCCCGCCGATTTTCGTTTGAATAGAATAAGTCACCTACAACAGAATATGGTGATTGTTGCCTAATGATTTCACTAGCTTCATTTCTTCCTTCTGAATCTTGATAACTAGAAAATTCACTTTGTAAGTTAGTTCGTATAGTATTAGCTAATTCTTCCCTAGCTTGAACTTCAGGGTCTTCTAAATTAAATATATCATCATATCCAACGAGCTTTGAATCTTTAGGTATGTTAGCCCCTAAATTCATTAATTCACCCTTAGTAATGTTTTCTTTATTAAGCAAATCACTCATAAATTTTACTTTTTCATCTAAAACATTTCCACCATCTTGATAGCCTTGAACTTGCCCGCCATGTCCATACTGTTGAGTTTTTACTTCACCGCCACCATACATGCCAGTCATATTTTTTAGTGTAGCCCTTGCAATCAGTCTATCTATTTCAGAGTGACCACCTGCCTCTGGCATATTATTTAATTTTTCCAATGTGGGAACTCCTATCATGTCCACAGCTTCTTTGCGAATCACAAATTCACCGGGGGTTAATATTGCTTTTACTGTATCTGTAGTACCAGCCATTAGTCTCTAATCTCAAAATGAGGAAAATCATCAAAACGATTGTCCATTACTTGAAAATCCATATCCCAGTCTCCGCCCCATCTTAAATTGTAACCCATGCTCCTGCCAATGCCGATAACAAAACCAGCGAAAAGAGTCTGTCTCTCTCTATCTTCCCAATCCACAGGATAAGGGGTAACGTCAACGGCTTTAGAAGGACTAGAGTTGTGCCTACCGTTAGGATACTTAACTTTAGTACGACCTTCATCATATAATTTATTTTGCCTTTCTTTGCTTCTATGTCCCTCCAGAACGGAACAGTCCACATGTTTAATTACTTCAGTAAATACTTCTTGCAAACGCTCATCGCAAGTAGATAATCTAGACTTTGATCTTTTAGAAAAGTATGGCATGTGGATTTGAATTTAAATATAAGTTATACATAAACAAAAGACAAATAATATTTTTATGCACGAGATCCAGTCATCCAGTTATAAGCTTTTTTTCTTATACGTTTTACAGGGTTGTTCTCTTCATTTAGTAATGCTTCTCTTTTAATTCTTGTGCTTTTAGGAGCTTTAGCAAAATAGTCTGCATAGTACAAAGCATCCATAACATCATCATTTCTAGGTTTAGGATGTTCAAAAAACTCATCTATTAGCTCTGTCATCTCTCTTCTAACATATAGTTTTTTAGAGTTGACAATTACACCTAAGCTTGTTTCAAGTCTATCTTGCTTTTTTATTCTAGCAGGCGGCTTAACCCCTTTGAAGATTCCGGGCATTAATCTTTTTTCACTAGCAGACATCCTCGTTACCATGTCTCTAACCATTTCCTGTGCAGCTACAGTTTCTATTGTAACTCTTCTTACAGGTGTATACTTGTTTGCTAGTCTTATAATTTCTTTTGGCACATCAAATGTTGGTATTCTTTCTCTAAAATACTCTAATACATAACGATTGTTATTAGAATCAATAGCCATAACCAATATAACTTGAAAGTCAGATGTCTCTGAAGCTGTCGCTGCTAGGTCAACCCCTAAGTAAATATTTACTGGTATAGCATCTTCACCGTCTATAAGGTAATTAAACTTGTTTCTAGTTTCTACTTTACCATTGAAGTATTGTATTCGATCTATTTTAAACGCTGCGTTAGATATATCTCTCGCATCATTCATATACTCTTGTGCAAACTTATTGACAAGACCAGCTTCAATAAACTCTCTTTTCTTTGCTGCTAACTTTTTTAAAGAGAATTGGTCTTTCCAAATAGATTTACCATCTTCTATTGCCCTTTTAAATGTTACTGCCCAAGGATAATCCCTACCTTCTTCCTGAGCTTTCTTATTTCCATCTACTACCGCCTGTAAGAAACTATCAAAATGTACTATTGTACCAGCTAACCATATCCAACCTTCTCTACCGGGAGTTTCTTCTAGTGCTGGATATACTGTGGATACGATCCATTTCTTAATATCCGCTCTACGCTCTGGCGTTTTGGTATTTAATTCTGATTCAAAGTCATCTAAGATGATACCAGTATAACGAACATCTACCTCTGCACGACCCCTGAGTCTTTGTGATGTACCTTTTGCTATTAATCTATCTCCTTTAGGAGTTACAATATCTTTTTCTGTCCAACGCTTTCCTGCCGCACCTCCATCTAAATTACCAAAGTAGTATCTAAGACGTTTATTCATTTCAAAATGATTGCGTAAATACTTTAAATGGTCAATAGACTGACTTTGTTCTTCGGATACCCATGCAATAAAGTGCTGTTCATCATCTCTTGCAAATACAAGTTTATGCATAATAGCTGCTTTAGATAAAATAGACTTGCCAAAGCCTCTAGGCATAATGATACAACTACGGCTGCCGGGTTTAGATGTGATTAGTTTATCTGCTACATCATAATGAAACGCTGGAGACTTAGACTTTTTAAGAAAGTCATTTGGTAAGAAAGCCCTTCCAAAGTAAATAAGACTTTTATAGGACTTGGCTAATACTTCATCCCGCTCTTTCATTTCAGATGGAGATGGATTAATATTGAAATTGTCCACTATTTATTTTTTAATTTAAAAGGATTGTATTTATATGTTGGTGCTGACATTAATTTTTCTAATGCTTTAACTCGATCAGGATTGTTTTTAGTATACATATCTATTAAATATGGTTCTACTTTTTTCAATGTACTACGAACTTGCTCACTCATTACAACTGGTAATTTTGTAGA